GAGATAGATATAGAATAAGTACCTGTGTACTGAAATGTAAATACTCCAGTTGTATTGTCATAAGTAATACCACTACTACCTGCAACCGTACTAGCAGGAAGTAATAATGTTGGAGTAGTAGCTAAAGATATAGAAGATGTTAAATCATATGCTTCAATATGTGCATTACTATACCCTGTCGCTGTTGTTAAAGCTGCAGTAGCACCAGTTGTATAATTATCAATTTGGTTAAAATATAATCTTAAAGCATTAGAATGTTGTTCTGCATGTCTTTGACTATAATCAACAGGTGATATAGGTAAGTTAGGTGATTTAGTTGATATTAATGTTGTAGTTTTTAAATCAGTAGCCATTACCTTCTACCATCTTTTCTAATATCAATTCTAGGTACACCAAGTTGCCAAGCCACACCTAATGAATTAGATTCAATTCTAAAGCTTAATTGACGACCACGAAGTCTTGTATAAACTTGTCCTGTAAATTGTTGTACTGTATATTCAGGTATAGTTTGATAGTTTTGTGAGCTTGTAACTTGTGGATTATCAGCTACTCCATAAGCTGTACCTGAGTTTTGACGCGGTTTAAGTGTCATAGTTACATATGGATCATTTACATTCGATCCATTAAAGTTAACGTCTGGTAATATACGCCATACAAATCCAAAGTTATGACCGTCTTCTATATCAAAATCAGATGATTGAACATAAGCATCAATAGGTTGAGCTGTAATACCTGATACATCATCAACACCAACTTCATGATTTAATAAATAACTTGCGTTATTTGTAACTGTTATTGGTATAGGTGCCATAGAACTTCCAACAGTTTGACTAAAATTAACAGTATATGTACCAACGCCACCTAGTCCTGTAGATGCAGTTGTATAGGCTGTACCTGAACCAGTCCCAGCACCCGTAGCTACAAACGTAACTCCAACGGTATTAGATGAAGCTCCAATAGCCACAAAGTTAGTTGTACCAAGAGTTGCTATAGTGTATGTATTCCCTACAACAAAATTACCTGCAGTATATGTAACATTGACTGGATTATTTACTCCATTAGTTAAAACCGTAGTTCCTGCTGTAATCCCAGTACCAGTAATAGTAGCTCCTATTTCAATAGATCCTGCTGTAGCGTTTGTTATAGTTAAAGTATTACCACTAATATAACCTGTCATTGACGCATTAGTTGTAAAGTATGCAGCGACAGGGTTAGGTAATATACCAGAACCACTCCATGCAGTTCTTTCCATAGTGCCATAATACCAAACTTGATCTAGATAATTATAGATAACATAACTATCAATTACTGATGAATTTTTAGAGCAATAGAACCACCATACTTCATTGTAGCCTTCATTAGCTCCAGCAAATACTTGGTAGCTTTGAGACTGATTTATATTAGCGTAAATATACTGACGAAGTGAACAAGGTAAAGTTTGTACAGTACCTGAATACATGTAGAACTTTTCTTGACCCATCCAATAAGTCACATTGTTAATCGTAATCATGGAATTTGGACTCATCACAGAGATGTTATCCATTAGTATATTGAATCCCCAGATATAAGGTGCGCCTAGATACTGCATAGAATATAGGGCTGAATCTGTCCAAATTAAAATTTCTTGACGAGTGGCACGAGCTCCCATAATGTATGAACCATTAGTTAACGTGAATTCACCTGATTGATTTGTAACAGATGGTACCCATTGGAATGGATTTAATTGATCTGACCATCGTACCAACATAGGATTAAATGTTGTATTTGCATTAGTAGGATCGTATGAATTAGCACCAAACGCAATAACAAACTTTTGAATCGCAGAAGTAATTACTTGATATGTTGAGTTTGGTACAAATTGACCAGCATTACCGTTTGCAGTAGCTTGAGTTTTAACTAATTGAGCACGAGTTGATAAGCCACCTGAAGTTCCATTAGGATAATTACCTGATGGTTGCCAGTAATAAATTGGTCCACCTCGTGGAGCTAGGAATAAATACTCACCATAGTTATCATTAGTCCAAAGTCTTAATTGTGCACCAATACCAGATGCACCTGAATAAGCTGAACCCCAACCACCAAAACCCCAAGGGCTTACACCCCAACCTGTACTTTGAGTATATACATTTAGACCTGTTGGAATTTCATAATTAACTGTGAAAGTACCACCTGTACCTGTATCACTTGAGTTAGCAGTAACAACTATACCTGAAGTGTTTTTAGCAGTAATAGTAAAGTTACCAGAACCAACTCCTGTAATTACGTATTCTTGATTTAATACAGTAGCTGTAATATTGCCACCTAAACCTGTAGCACCTGATATAACTACATAATCTCCAACAGCATATGTTGTATATGTACCATCAGTAATAGTTAATGTACTTGATCCATTAGTAGCTGTAATCGCAGCAGTTAAAGAACTACTAGCATAATAAGGTGTGATGTCGTAGTAAGTACCACTCCAGTTTAAATAGTATTTAACATTAGAACCTACGCCTACATAGTTATTACTAGCTAAATCTACCCAGTCCCATAAACCACGAGCTGTACCTAAAAAAGAATTATTACTATTTAAAAACCTAGTCCATCCACCGATTTTTTCAGGGTATCCTGAACGGAAGCGAATCTTGTCGCCATCATACCAACCACCCTCATTGGAGTAGTCAGTACCTTCACGGTTAAGTCCTGGTTTAAGTGTTAGTTTTTGTAAGGGCATATTATTCTTTTATAAATAAATCATGTTCGGCTTGTCTTCTTTTAACTAGGCCTTGTTCTGAAACTCCACCTGCGAAATGAAACTTTAAAATGTCGTTAGCTGCAGCACTCCACAAACTAGCGTTTATATCTTTAAGAAGCGTACTTTTTTGTAACGTGCCAATACCCAAGTTATAACAGAAAGAACAAAGAGCATCAAACTGATTCTGGGTAAGTTGCACTCTAATAAGCATATTAATTCCTGATTCAGTACGAGTGAGATCATTAACCAAAAAACCATCTATTTCTTCTTGTGTAAATATTCTGTTATCGCCTGACGGCAACGATTTACCATCCCCGATAAGATGACCATAACCAACAGTCCATAGACCAATGCTGTCACGATAAGGGTGATAACGGCAACCTTCAAAGCGTTTAATAAGATCAATCCCATTTTGTGAAATTCTCATTTATCACTTCTTTAAACTTAAATACATTCTTTCGCCAATGACAAAACTCATACAAGCACCTGTCATATCTAACAATACAGAAACTACGCTAACTCCTACGATTTGTGGGAAAAAGCATACAACTCCTGTAAAAACAAAGATTGCACTAATAATTACATATCTATAGCAAGCTCTTAAATCTACAATCCATTGTGATGGTTGACCCATATTAGGGTTATCTAATGCCGCTAAAGCTTGTAGTTTTTGTGCTTCTGCTTCCATTAACTGGATGCGTTCTTGTACATTTTGAGGCTGACCACCAGCACCGCCAGTAATCTTGGCAATTAAACCTCTAACACCATCAGTAAACGCTGGAACTAATGCAGGTAATATTAAATTTAAAATAGTACCTGTAAACATTATTGTGCGTCTTTAGTTAATACTGTATCTAGTTTTTGTAATACTAAGATAGTTTCTTCAACTAATACTTTAAGACCACGAAGAGCTACTTTAAAAGACCATAAAGCCGCGGCTTTAATAAAATCCCAAACTTGTGCTAATTTTGCTTTCATAATATCTCCTATTTGTTAAATGTTTTTAAGTAACACATTACCCAGTCTGTTTTAATACACATCTGAGCATCTATGATATTCATTTGACCCTTACAAATTCTTCTATGTAATTCGTTTTCTAGCTTATCTTTATCATGTGCATTGTATTTACCACAATAACTTTGAGGCCATAGATTTTGAGCATCATTAGCACCGCCAAGTTCTAAAGATACTAAATGATCTATTTCATAACCTTCACCACAAAGATTTCTATCATTACCAGTTAAGCCATAACTCGCAAACACTTTTTTCTTTAACGAGTCAGGTACATTTCTAACTGCAGATGTTGATGTAGTACATAGCTCTGTAACTGTAACACTACGCATGTAACCTGGTGTTAGTTTTAAATCAGGTAACTCTGCTGGTATGCCATTAGATAAATGAAGCATAAATAGTGCAAATAAACCTAGTTTGTTCATGCGGGTTGTGTAGCTTCTGCTTGTAGTCTTGCTACTTCTTCATCACTATAAGGTATAATAGTTACCTCACCTGTGATTGAATCTGTTTGTGCTGTACATAAACCTAAGTTGATTTTTTCTTGATCTGTCATATTATTTCACTCCGTAAATTACAATTGTGCCTGATGCTGAAAATGTTGATGTGCTTTGATGCCTAAAATAAATTGTTGTTGATGATGTTGAAACATTTGTTAAACCACCAAAAGCACAAGTATGAACAGTAACTGTATTATCACTTAAACTTCCACCAAGAGCGCCAGTTCCTAAATCCAACCAAAAAACACCTGAACTTGCATTACCACCACCAATAAAACCACCACCTGATTGTTGATTGTTACTTGAAATATAACAAGCATCATTATTATTAGATGAATTCACATTATTAATTACAATTTGCAATGATTTATATGATGTTAAAGTTAATCCTGATAATGAAAGTGAATTGACTGCTGTTGGTGTAATAGTACCAAGTAATGTCATGCCACCAGAAGGTGCTGAGCTTACCCATGTAGTACCGTTATCAGATAATACATTACCACTTGTACCTGCAGCTGGTAGTTGAGTTTGAACCCAAGCTGAACCATTGTAGACTTCTAAAAAGCCTAGTGTGGTATTGTAACCCATTTGACCTGTAGCTGGAGATGCTGGACGACCAGAGGTAATCCATGATGGGAAGGTTTCTCCGTTTGTTCCGTCTAATATAAGTGACATTGTCTATTTCCTATTCGTATAAGATGTTTACTGAACCAGCGTCAAAAGTGTCTGTGCCGTTTACTGTGGTAATGCGAACTCGATCTAAAACACCAGATGTTGTTTTTATTCCTGAGCTAGAATTTATTGCCAATGCAGAATTATATAAATTTCCGCTTTGAGTCCAAATATTTCCACTTAAAAGACAAAGTGCAATAAAACCATTTTGAGTAGACACTGCTGAATTTGAGGAAACTAAAAGATAACCAGTTGTTGCAGCTACAATGACATTAGTGCTGCCAATTAATTGAACAGCTCCTGACGAATATCCTGTTGTTTCAATAGACCCAGAACCAATTTGTAATTGAAGATTACTTGTTCCGCTTGTACTAACGCCATTAAACATCACAGTAATGCGTTTGACCCATGACGGAATAGACGTAAAGTCAATGCTTGTTCCTGACGTAGAAGCTACTGCTGTTCCTGAGACTATTTTAGCTGTAGGTGTTAATGTAGAACCATCTGTAGAAAATGGTATTTGACCTATTGCAGAAACAGCACTAGATAAAACTGCTGAAGTGCCTGTTTGTGCTGGTAAAGTGATTGTATTTGAACCAGCTACCGCTGGGGCTGCTAAGGTAATGGTACCTGAACTATCGCCTGAAATGACT